CTGGAGCTGAACAACCGGGCGGCCGGTCTGATCCCAGCCCGGCCCCGGCGACCCCGGCCGCTGCCCGTCCAGGCCCGGGCCGACAATCCCCGGGGCCGGGCCCGCCTGGTCGAGTGCGCGGTCGCGGGACGGCGGGGCCTGCCGGTGCCGCTGATGTGGGGTGGTCCCCGTGGGTGACGACGCACAGCTGGCGCTGTGGTCCATGGCCCCGGCCCGTGAGGGGGATACGCCGCTGGTCCTGGCGACCAAGGCCACCTTGGCCACGCTGCGCGACCACGACAGGTTGCCGCCCGAGCGCGCGGCGCTGGCCCAGCTGTGTCTATCGCTGGCCGCCGCCATTGACGGCGGGGCACGTAACGGCCGGGCCTCGGCCGTGGCCATGGCGGCCGCGCAGCTGCGAGAGACCATGCTGGTGCTGGATCCGCCGCCCGAGGATTCCGACGCCGGGGCCGAGGCTCACCGCCTGCTGGGTGAATTCATGACAAAGCTGGACGCGGCCGCCGAGGCTGGCCAGCCGCCCGAGCTGCGGGCCGTCAGGTGAGCGGCGTTGACTGGTGGGAGCTGCCCGGGGCCGCGCCGCTGTACGCCACCCGCCGCGACCTGTCCCGGCGCACCGAGGGCCCCCGGATCGGCCTGCTGGCCGAGGCGCTGGGAACGCCGTACATGCCATGGCAGCAATACACCGCCGACGTGGGTACCGAGCTGTTGCCCGATGGCCGGTATGCCTACCCCATCGTCGTGCTATCGGTGCCCCGCCAGGCCGGAAAGACAACCGAGCTGCGCACCATCGGCACCGACCGGGGCCTGGCCAACCCCAATACGGGCGTGTTCTACACCGCGCAGACTGGCAAGGATGCCCGGGAGCGCTGGCGCGACCTGGTGACAGCCATCACGTCCAGCCCGCTGGCGCCGCTGGCCACCGTGCGTTCAGCGGCGGGGAGCGAGCGCGTGGTCTGGCCCAACGGTTCGATGTTCCGGTGCTTCTCCCCCGTGGCCACCAGCCTGCACGGCTACACGCCGCCGCTGGTGATGCTGGATGAGGCTTTCGCGCACGACCAGCAAACGGGTGACGACCTGATGGGCGCCATTGGCCCGGCACAGATCACCATCCCGAATCGCCAGCTCTGGATCGTTTCGACCAAGGGGACCGCGCGCTCGGCCTTCCTGAATCAGTGGCTGGAGACTGCCCGAGCTGGCACCCCCGGGGTGGCCATATTCGAGTGGGCGGCAGGGCCTGACGTGGACGTGTACGACCCACAGACCTGGCCCGACTTCCACCCCGCGTTGGGGTTCACCATCACCCCCGAGGACATAGCGGCAGAGGCCAGGCGGCTGCCCCGCGCAGAATTTGAGCGCGCCTACGGGAACCGCTCCACCAGGACCGCCAGCCACCACATAGCGGCCGAGTCGTGGGATCGGCTGGCCGCGCCTGGCATGTCCCCGCCCGAGCTGGACCCTGCTGGCGTGGTGTTCACGTTCGACACCATGCATGACCGATCCCGGTCGGCGCTGGTGGCGACCTGGCGTGAAGGCGGGACGCTGCTCGGCCGCGTGGCCAAGGCTGCTCCCGGCATGGCCTGGCTGGTCGAGGCCGTGGCCGAGCTGCACGCCCAGGGGTGGAGGACATTCGCATGCGCCGAGGATGGCCCAGGCCGTGAGGCCGCCGACGCTATCGACCGGCTGGAGCTGCCTGGCCTCCAGCTGGAGCGTGTCGGCGGCCGCGACTACGCCGACAGTTGGGGATTCCTGCTCCAGCACATCGCAGAGGGCACCATGCGCCACGACGGATCCGACGCGCTGGCCATCGCCGCGTCCAACGTGGCAACCCGTCCGATGATGGACACCGCCGCCCCCTCCCGCCGCGCCTCGGCCGGGGACGTTACCCCGATCATTGGGCTGATGGTCGGCGCCTATGTCCTGGACCACAAGGCGGCCCCGCTGCCTGCGATGGCCTACAGGTTCGGGACGTGAAGCCAGTACGCCTGGAGGCCAGCGCGCGCAGCATCGTCCTCTGGTGCTCCGACTGCCCGCCATGGCGCGAGCTGCACGGCAATCAGGCCGACGCGATGCTGGAGGCCGCCGACCACCTGGCCCACGTCCACGGCCTACACGGCCAGGCCCGGCGACTGCGCGAGAATGCCCGCCGAATCCAGCGCCGACACGCCGAGCAGGGCAAGCCGGTCTCGAAACGTCGGACCCCAGGGGAAGGATTGTGACTATGGGCCGACTGTCAAAGCTGCTGGGGATCACCACCTACGCCGACGCAATCAACGCCGACGCCAGGGCCGGGCTGGAGGCGGCCTACGCGCCCACCCAGGTGGGCCCCGCCGCCCCCTCCGCGTTCCACCCCGGCCCCTCCGCGCTAGAGGCCGTGGTGTGGGCCGACCTGACCGGCCAGGACAACGTGATTCTGACCAGGGCCGCCGCCATCGCCATCCCGGCACTGGCCCGGCAGCGCCACCTACTCTGTGGCACCGTGGCCCGGTGCCCGCTGTCGGTGCTCACCGGGGCCACCCCGCTGCCAGTGGAGAGCCAGCCGAACTGGACCTATCGCACTGACGGCGCGGTGTCCCCGTATCACCGGATGCTCTGGACCGTGGACGATCTGCTATTCCATGGCTGGTCGCTGTGGGATGCCACGCGCGGCTACGCGGCCGAGGACCAGCGTTACGGCGCTCTCCTCCAGGCCGAGCGCGTCAACCCCGATCGCTGGGAAGTGGACGAATACACCGGCCGGATCCTGGTAGACGGTGAGCCTCGGCGGCCCGATTCGGTGATTGCCATTCCCGGCCCGCATGAGGGGATCCTGAACTTCGGGGCCGGGGCCCTGCGCCGCACCATCGCCAACCTGGACGCGGCCGCCAACGCGGCCCGCAACCCCTCGGCGTATCTGGAGTTGCACTACACCGGGGACCAGGATCTGACCGACCCGCAGATTGAGACCCATATAGCCCGGTGGGCGGCCGCGCGGCGCGGCGAGAATGGCGGGGTTGCCTGGACGAACAAGGTGCTGGAGCTGAAGGAACACGGCACCCATGAGGCTCACCTGTTGGTTGAGGGCCGAAATGCCGACGCCGTGGACGTGTCCCGCCTGGTGTCCTCCCCGGCCGCGATGGCCGACGCGACCAACGCCGGGGCCTCCCTGACCTACGAGACCACCGAGGGCCGTAACGGAGAGTTCGTGGACTACGGCGTGGGTCTGTACATGGACGCAATCGCGGCCCGGCTGTCCATGGACGACGTGGTACCGCGCGGCCAACGAACCGCGTTCGACACCACCGAGCTTCGGAATCTGACCCCGGCACCGACAGGAGCACCGACGAATGACTGAGATGGCGCTATGGGCCGCGCACAGCGACGCCACATCGCTCTACGCGGCGGCCATGACCGTGGAATCCGTCAACGTCGAGACGCGCACGGTGTCCGGGCTGCTGATCCCGTACGGCGATGAGGTCGGCTACACCACGGCTGGGCCGGTGGTCGTGCCCGGGCCGGGCCGAATTGTGCTCCCGGCCCCCGACCAGTGGAACCGGGTCAAGCTGGTGGACGAACACCAGTCCCCGCCCCGGTCGGTGGGCTACGCCACCGTGCTGGCCGACCGGGCAGCCGGGCTGCGCGGAGAGTTCCACATCGTCAACACCCCTGACGGTGACAGAGTTCTGGCCGAGATGACCCCCGATGAGAATGGGGGTCGGGCCCGCGATGGGTTCAGCGTGGAGCTGGTGAACATCACCCTGACCGATTCGCGGCTCGGCCGTGACGTGGGAGAGCTGGTCTCAGGCCAGCTGTCACTGGTGGCAGCCGTCACCGCTCCCGCTTGGGCCTCGGCCCGTGAAGATGGGCTGGCAGCCGCTCAGTCCAACACCACCGATGGAAGGAACACCAGCATGACCGAGGAACAGCGGGCACGCCTGGCCGAGCTGATGGCCAACGCCAGCCGCACCGATGAGGAGAACACCGAGCTGCGCGAGCTGCTGGCGCTGGCCGGGCAGGACGTGGGCCTGACCTGCGAGCCGCAGGCCGCCGAGCCGACCGAGCCGGGGGCCCAGGCCGCCGCGACCGATGGCCAGCTGGCGGCCAGCGCCGCCGGCCAGCCAGCGGCATCAGTGCCGGGCAGCCTGCCCAGCCGGGGCAGCCAACAGCGGCGCCCGTCCCGCGACATTCGGGAGCTGTACGCCGCCACCGCGCGGGTGCTGTCCGGCCGTTCGCGCGCCGAGCTGGAGGCGGCCCTGTTGGACGTGACCAGCACCGCCAACATCTGGGTGGCGGGGAGCGAGTACGACGGCCAGCTGTGGTCCGGTCTGGAGTACCAGCGCCGCTGGGTGCCGCTGATGACCCCCGGCGAGCTGCGCAGCTACAAGGGCACCGGCTGGCGCTGGACGACCAAGCCCGAGGTTGCCGACTACGCGGGCGACAAGACGGCCGTGCCGTCGAATCAGCCCGTGACCGAAGAGGCGCCGTGGACGGCGGCCCGGCTGGCCGGTGCCCACGACCTGGATCGGAAGTTCTTCGACTTCGGTGACTCGGAATTCATTGAGGCCTACTACGCCGCCATGCGGGAGTCCTACGCCCGCCAGTCTGACGCCAAGGCGCGGGCGTTCCTGATCGCCAGCGCCGTGTCGGCCGGTGCGGCCGGTGAGGGCATGTTCCGGGCGGCCGCCGTGGCCGCCCAGGCCGTGGACGACGCCACCGGGGGCGCAACGGTTGACTACTTCCTGGTGAACAGCACCGACCGCCTTGCGCTGCTGGACATGACCGAGGC